CTCGACGGCCGCATCCACGCGGTCGCTGCGCCGGTACAGTTCTTCGCCGGCTTTGCGCGCCTGACCGGTGCCCAGCTTCGGCAGCTGGGCCTCCTGGAACTGGCGCAGACGGGACTTCAGCTCGAAGTCCTTTTTGGTGTCGCTCATACCTTGCCCTTGTCGTAGTTGTAGTTGTGGCTCTCGGAAAAGCTGCTGCTGTTCGATACCGAGCCAGAACCGGAAATGGAACCGCTGCCAGAGAGCGACGCCGCCACGTGGACGCCTGCCATGGCACCCGCCGCCAGCGTTGAGGAGATCTGCCCTGCAGCCTTGAGCGAGTCAGAGATGATGCCCGCCCGCTTGATGGCTGCCTCCATGTTGGCGCTGTAGGCCTGAATCTGTGCCTGGGAGTATGCCACAGCTGCCCTGATCTCGGCCTCTTTGGCGGCGATCTCGGCCTGCGCCTTCTGCCCTTCCGCGGCCGCCACCGCGCTGAAGCGCTGCGTGTCAGCGGTGTAGGCGCTCGCGTTCGTCTGGATGACGCCCAGCTGTGCCTGCAGACGGGTCTTCTCCGCCTCCAGGTTGCTCTGGTAGAGGCTCAGCAGGTTCTGGTTCTTCTTCAGCAGCGCGTCGATCTGCTTCATGCCCAGCTCAGCGTTGGCCGACTTGCCCTGGATCAGCGCAGCGAACGCCTTTGCCTCGGCGTCCACGATGCCAGCCTTGGCCGTCTCGCCCCGCACCTGCGCCTCGTAGGCATCGAACTGCACCTTCTGTGCCCCCACCTGGTCGCCGTAGGCCTGCACCTGCGCACGGTAGGCCTCGATGCGGGAGCGCTCCACCGCGGCCTCGGTCTCGGCGCCCTTCATGCGGGCGACGAACAGGCTTGTCTGCGCCTCCAGCGCGTTGATCTGCGCGCTGTACGCCTTCACCTTCTGCTCGTTGATCTGGCCGCGGGCGATCTCGGCGTCCACCTCAGCCTTGAAGATCTGGATCTTGGACAGCGCTGCCTGCACCCGCGTGTTGTAGACGCTGGCCAGCGTCTGGTAGGCCTGCATCTTGGCGTTGAAGACGCTCACGTGCGCGTTGAACACGTTGAGCTGGGCCTCCACCTGGAACTTGGCCGCCTCAAAGAGGCGCTTGGCCATGTTGTCGAAGGTATTGACCAGCACCTGCTCGGCCGCCACCGCCTTCTCGACGGCCAGCCTCATGTTCTCGATCTGCCACTGCGCGATCTGGATGGTCAGGTCGCGGTTCAGGCTGCTCTTCTTGAGGGCCAGCTCCTCGCGCAGCTTGTCAGCCCGCGCCGCCTGCACGCCGCTCGGCATGGTGAACCCGCGCCCGGAGAACTCCTCCGCCACGCTCTCGATGGCCTGCATGGCCGCCCGGTCCTCGCGCTCGGCGGCGCGGGCGAACATGGCCTTCTCAACCTCGGGCGGCAGCCCCGATCCACCGCCCCACATGCGGCGAATGATCGCGGTAATCTCCGGCATCAGCTCGGACTCGTACCGTGGCTCCTGCCACTGCAGCGCCCCGGGCAGCGCCGTGCCCTCAAACTCCGGCGCCTGCGCGTCGAACGTCGGCAGCGTCAGTCCGTCGAAGGTCGGCACCGTGATCTCTGTGAGCGCGGGCGCCTGCGGCATGACGATGTCAGGCGTGGTCGGGATCGTGACCTCGCGCATCGTCGGCGCATCCGGCGGGGCGTCGGGGGCCGTCCATGCAGGCGCCACCGGCACGTTGATCGCACCCACGCTCGACACAAAGTCCGGGATGTCGATGTCAGGCAGCTGCGGGATGTCCACGAGCGTGGGCTCGGGCGGCAGCTGTGACGTGACCTGACCAAAGCTCGTCGGCCCCACCTGCGGCAGGTCCAGGTTCAGGTTCAGGTGTGCGTCGAACGTCCCCGGCTGCGGGGCAGCGCCCAGGTCGCCCAGCGAGAAGTTCGCCAGGTTGCCGATGGCGCTGTTCGCCCGGGACACCATGTTGTTCGTCAGGTCGGTCATCTGACCGAGACGCTTGGCCACGATGTCGTTGACGCCGTGGACGTGGTTGTTGGCCGCGTCCAGCTGCGACTCCAGCCGGTTCGGCGTGTTGCTCGGCCGATAGTCAAAGCCTGCCATCAGATTCTCCTTGAGGACACCGCGAGGTCAACCTCGGCGTCGTTGATCCAGAATGCAGCGCCGTCCTCGTTCTGCAGGCTCATGCGCCAGTACCGCCCCACCATGCCCTTGCCGGGCGTCACCCGCGTGGCGCGAGGCGTATCGGCAGGCCGTCGCTCGAGCGGGAATACGGCTGGCACTCCACCCGACTCCTGAACGGAGAGGGACAGCCGCAGCCGCCCTTCGGCGGAGTACCCGATGTACAGGTTGTCGATCCGCTTTGTCTGACTGATTCCAAAGCCCACGCTCGCAAAATCGACTCGAGCATCGATTGGGGTTCCGTCATCATCGTCTGCATCCAGGATGTACAGCCCGTCAGGGCCAGTTGCCAGCACGTCCTCGCCCACCTGGGCCAGGCTCTCGAAGTCGCAGCCAGTCCACGTGGACACGGCGGTGCTCTCAGTACCTAGCACCAGGTGCTGAGTACTTGGATCCCTCATCAGGACTCTATCGCTCCATTGAGCGCGGCTATCGACCGTAAGGGATCCATTGAGAATGGTATCAGCCGACGCGCGCAGCGTGGCCAGGCTGACCAGAAGATCGTCCGGGCGTTGCGTGGAGAAGTCGTCGGAGGCAGTGATGAGCCCGCGCGAGGCCTCGTCGACCAGGACCGTGCGCAGCACGAAGTCGCTGTCGGTGGCCCGGAGGGTATCGGTGAGGGTGATGTCCTTGAACACGAAGGCCGCGTCGCTGATGCGACGGGCCGATTCGTGGGACAAGCTGACAATGGCCTGCAGGACTTCCGACGCCGAGGCGCGAGCCCGGTCGGTGACGACCACCGCGGGCTGCTCCATGACGAGGGCGTCTGAAGCGCGAGCCTGCTCGACGGCGAGAACCGAGGAGCTGAAGAGGAAGGTGTCTCGCGCCCGAGCGCGCGATTCGGCCGAGACGATGCTGGCAACGGAGTGGTTTGCCGTCGCCGCTATCCTCGCCATCGACACGATGACGGGACTGTCCGATACTGCAGCCTCGTCGCTCACGCGAGCACGATCGGAGGCATCCAGGACATAGCCCAGGATAACACGGTCGCCGAGCGTCGTCACGTCGACGGCCTGGGCCTCGTTGATCACGAAGGCCATGCTGATGATCCGGGCGGAGTTCTCCTGCACGGTGCATTGCTCGCTCATTCGATGACTCCGATGTAGGTGGGGATGCGGGCGCGCTGCGGGACGGCGAAGGGTGTGGCGCCCTCAGACCTGCCCTCCAGAAAGCCCATGCTGTAGGTGACGCGGTGGCCGAGCGTGGAGTATGCCCACTGCATGCCCTGGATGGTACCCAGCTCGCTGGGCGACGGCACCATGGCGTAGGTCATGTCGTTCCAGCCGATGGGCATGGACTGGATGCCGTGGACGGTGTCGAGCACGACGTTGACCGTGCCCTTGAAGTCGGTACCGCTGTCGGTCGTGCGTTGGTACTGCTCGACGCGGATGCGGTTGCCCTGCTTGTTGTAGCGGTCGACGCTCGCGCACATGCCCGGCAGCGGGCCGCCCTCGGCGTATCGGCTGCAGTCGTGCTCGCTGTAGTTGTCGACAATCTCGACGATCCGGCTGTCTGAGTGCTTGCCACCGCACGTCATGATGGGGCCGGGGCGAGCCGGGTCCCAGCGGGGCCACTGCCGCCACGTGATGCCGTACTTGGGGGAGAGCGCGTTGGTCGCGGATGAGGACTCGTAGGTGCGCTTACCCGCCTGCCACCAGTGGCCCTGGTAGAAGCAGTAGCCGTTGCGCACGCCGTCGGGGACGATGAGCTGGCTGCCGCGCGTCTCGAAGCCGCCGCTCACCTCCTTCGTCGTGCGCTGGAAGACCTTGGCGATGCTGATCGTGCCCCACGCGGGCTGCACCGGGTTGTGACCGTGGCTCGGCGGATCCCAGCCGATGGGCTTGGCCGTCATGGTGCCCTCTACGAAGGACTCCTTGGCGACCTCGCGGAAGTCCAGGTCGTTGGTGTGGACCATGGGCGGCAGGCCGGTGCTGCCGGTGTAGCGCGCCCACGACCATGTGCCGGAGAGGAAGCACTCCTCACCCTCGCGCTCGTCGAAGCCCTCGGTAGTGCTCTTGCTGCGCTGGTCGTTGAAGAACCACCCGATCTTGATGTCGTCGTTGATGAACGCAGCGAACACCGGCGCGTTCATGCGCATCAGCGGCAGCGTGGCCATGCGCTGGGGCAGCGCGATGTGTGTCATCAGCCCGTCCAGCGCCGGCTCATGGTACTTCACCGGGATGCCGCGCTTGTGGCTGAAGAGCCGCCCCTCATACATCATGCGGATCGTGGCGCTGCCGTGGGCGATGGGCTCGCCAGGCTGGCGCTCGCGCCGCAGGTTGCCGATGCGGATGCGTATCTGCCAGCACTGGCTGCGCTGGTACGGGTGATCATCGTCGTAGCGGTAGCCCACGTTGACCGCCATGTTGCCCTGGCTGTTGAAGCTCCAGCCACAGTTCGAGCTGAATCCGCTCAGCTCGTAGAAGGGCGCCACCTGCTCGGGCGTGAGCAGCTGCAGGGCCGTGCCCTCGTCCACGCGGCGGTCGATCTCCGCCTTGCTGGGCATGGGCTCGCCCGAGGGGACGCCGCCCAGCTCGTCGACGATCCTGGCCACGGCCTGGTACCGGCTGTTGCGGTACCGCGCAGCAAAACCGTCAGCAGTGGTGCCGCGCACCATCGGCAGGGGGATAGCGCACAGACCTTTGCCCGAGCTGATCTCGAGGAGCCAGCGCGTGCCATCGCCCGCCGTGTAGACGCCGTGCGTGCGGTTGAACTTGTAGTCGTAGAGGATCTGGACACCCTTGGCGGCGACCTTCTTCATGTAGTCGGAGGGCTTCGCAAGCTCCTCGTCCGACTGTGCGAAGATGGCCGGGTCCACCCGGCCGAAGCCCAGAAGTGCCTGCACCACCTTACCCATGGCGCCCGAGTAGAGGCTCGAGCGCGCCCGCTGGTACTGTGTCAGCACGATGCGCGATGGAGGCTTGGGCTTCCACTCCTCGAACCCGTCCGGCACCTCGACGGCCAGGCGCTCGCTGCGCTGCATGCCGGGGTGCATCCGCACGTGCTCGGCATACTTGGCCGTCGGCGACCACTCCACGAGGTACCGACGCGCCTTGCGCTCGCCGTTGGCGTCGGTGTACTCCTCCGACAGCAGGCGCCCGTCCCAGACGGCGCCCGACATGATGTCCAGCTCTGGCTCGCCCTCGCCCGTCGTGGGCTTGTAGGGCGGCGGGGCTTCAGGTGTGCCGGCGCTGATGATCACGCCCTGCGTGCTGCCAGCCACGACCGCGTACAGGAAGTCGTCCGGGGTCGGGTTGGCGTGCGCGGAGAACGTCGGCACACCTGAAGTCTCGCAGAAGGCCCTTACACGAGAAAGGAGCTGCAGCGCTTGAGGCAGCAGCTCCTGTGCTCGGGTCACGTCCCCGTCCAGCCGGACGGAGACGTTTGACGCGGGGGAGTGGCTCACGCCGTCACCAGCTGCACCCGGTAGCCCATGCTCAGCACGTCACCGTTGTAGAGCGTGCGCGGCTGGTTGAACTTGGTGGCCGACATGATCTTGCCCGTCACCGCGCCCTTGGTGGGCTCGCTCACCATGGCCACGCCGTGGATCGTCACGGTGCTCTGGGTGGCGAAGGTGAAGGTGGCTTTGTCCTGCAGGTTATCGATCGACACGCCCGTCACTGCGCCCGGCTTCCACTGGGGCCGCGTGCTCTCGGTGTAGCCCTCGGTGTTGGACACCAGCTCGCCAGCAGCGGCCACGAAGTTGGCAGCGGTCAGCGTTGCCGTCGGGGTGTAGTTGCTGGTGTAGGGGGCCAGGTACCACTTGGTGATGGCGGTGCCGCCGGCCAGGCCGGTCAGCAGCAGGTAGGCCATGCCCTCGTCGGGCAGCAGGTTGTGGTCCACCACCTCGTCTTCACCGTTGACGCTGTGGAAGTAGGTGCCCTGCAGGAAGGCCTTGGCCTTGGGGAAGTACAGGCCGGAGCCCGTCTTCTCGAACTTGTTTGCTTCGACGGCACGGACGAACTCGCGTGCATACTTTGCCAGTTCAGGCATGATCACCTCACGGAAGGAGTTGAGAGTCCTCGGCGGACCCTACCGCCGAAAGCCCTGATTTTACAAGAGAAACGACCTGCTTGACACCGTCACGCATGACGAACGAGCTGCGCCCCGCACCGCGCGCGACACGCAGCCGATCGGCCTGCAGCGGCACCACGTCGCCACCAGCCTTGCCCGCCCGGTAGCCCTCGGCAGTCAGCCACACCCCCACCGGGGTGTTGCTCTCCACGACCTGCATGTTGAACGCCGAGGCCTCCACCAGCACCCCGCTGCGCTCCATGGCCACCGCGCTGTTGACGAGCCGCGGCTGCAGCTGCCCGGCGTCGCGCCCGGACATGAACCACACACCCCGCTGGTCGCCCACGTAGACCCCGTCATGCACCGCCATCAGCAGCGTGATGCGCCCCGTCATCTCGATGTAGCCGTGGGCCAGCGAGTTCAGGTGCGGCCGCATGGCCTCGGAGAACCAGAGCGTGGAGCCGTCGGCCACGTAGAGGCGACCGGCATGGCCTGCCACCAGCTGTCCGCCCGGCATGGGACGCAGCTGCCGCGTGTCCAGCTCACCGCCCTTGGCGCACTCGGCCACCGTGTAGATGGGCAGGCCTGACGGCGCCTCGATGGCCTGGTGCAGGATCTCACCGTTGGCATCGGTGACGTAGATGCGCACGGTCGGCATGTCAGTCACGATGCCCTCGACACTGATACCACCCTGCGTCACCTCGATGAACTCGACAGGGCTGGCGGCACTCTCCTCGCCCCGGTCATCCACGGCAGTGATGCTCACCCCGTACCGACCCGCTGGCAGGGTACCTGCGGATTCTCTAAGCACTTCGTACCAGGTACTGGGTACTCCGACTGCGCGCCCGTTCGAGCGGTCCGTCGGCAGCCAGCCGAGGCCCCGCCGGTGCGCCCAGTAGGTGGCGCCGTTGTACTCACAGTAGGTGATCGGCTCGGAGGTAGGGAGTGTGGCGATGTGGAAGAGCTGGCGCCCGGCGCCGATCACGCAGACCTCGTTGCCCCGGCAGACGAAGACGATGCCCGTCACCGGGTTGCGCCAGAGCGAGTGGTAGTCGCCCGGCTCGAGCAGGCGAAAGCCCGAGCGACGTTTGAACGCCCCGTCGGTGGCGATGTCCACGTTGTCGGCGCGCCGCGCGGTGCCCGCCTTCATGCGGGTCTCGTGAGTCACGTTGTCGATGCCGAGCTTCGGCAGAGGGAAGGGAGTCGTTCGGCTCATCGCTGGATGACGCGCGGGGCGCCGATGTACTGGGGTGAGGGGATCGTGACCGCTGGCAGTATCAGCAGGTCACAGTTGAATGGGTTGCTGACCACGTGCTTGTCGCAGGCGAAGGCGTCGATGCCGGCAGGCTGCAGATGCAGGGCGGTGGCCGGACGGCCAATGTTCTGCGTGAGCGCGCCGGTTGGGCGCACGCGCCGGGCCAGTGTAGCAGACGGCTCGGAGGTGGGCAGCACGCTGAAGGTCTGGATCGTGCCGGGGATGAGCCGACGCACGTCGCCGAAGAGCGTGTCGCCAAAGCCCTGGGCGGCCAGGTAGATGCGGCCGCGGACGGTGGGGGGTGATGGCGGTATGCTGCCGATTCCGTGGGGGCGGATGCCGCGGTCCCGCGTGTTGAGAGAAGGCGTGCCGACCGTGCTGTCCTCGTGCCCCCAGGGGATCAGGGCGTCAGCCGGGGGGTCGCGGCGCGTCACCTGCATCGGGCGGACGAAGTCGTCGAAGTTCTCGTCCTCGAGCGAACTGCTGTTCCACCCCTCGGGATGCAGGTGACGGATCCAGTTCTGGACAACGTGGCCTCCGATGGCGGCCGAGTCGAAGCCACCGAAATCAGGGAAGGTGCGGGGCCAACCGATGGTCGGCGTACCGAAGGGGTTGAGTGAGCCTTCGAGCTGCGGGTTGCCGGTGTGACTGATGCCGCGCGGATAGATCGTGCGGTTCTGGTTCTCGACCCTGTGGTCGCCCACGTCGAGACTGCCAAAGCCTTCCGGGGCGGCGCCGGGCTGCACCGGGGCCTCGTGTTGCCAGACCACGTGCTCGCCAAAGACTTGCTCGTTGCCGATGCCGTCGTGGTAGCCCCACTTCTCCAGTTCGATGTAGCGGATGCCGCCGCCGACTGTAGGGAAGCCTTCGCGCCAGGAGAAGAAGCCCTTCGGGGCGATCTCGCGCGCGGCGTTCTCAATGAAGTGACGACCGAAATAGTGCTTGTTGCCGACGCGCCCGAAGTCGGGGTGCCCGGGGTCTTCCGGAGTACCGGCGCCAGCCAGGATGCGGCGGTGGCGGTGGGCCACGTCGGCGCGGCCGAACCAGGGGAAGGAGGACTTACCGTCCCAGCCGCGACCTGGCGGGTCATCGGCCCAGCGCTCAGGTGTGCCACGGCCGATTAGGGTGC